TAATCTCTTGCTTCGTTATTCTGTAAACTTACTCCTTCAAGTTTTATCTTACCTTTTTTAAATGGTTTGTAGTTTAGATATAATTGTGCATCTTTCTTTTTTCTTGCATCAAACCCCTCTATAAAGTAATTGTAAAAATGCTTGAATATTTTATTGTTATTTTTAGACGCAGGTACAGTAAATGTTCTTGTATAATCTGTAAATATCTTTTCTATATCTCTAATATCCTGAATGGATTGCGTAAGAGTAACAGATTCATCTTTGTACAGTTCTACTTCCTGTCCTTCAATATATAACTGTATTTGCAGCATCTATCTAATATTGTTTATCTTGTTAAAGCCAAATTCAAATTCTAAAGTGTAGTTTATTAATTTGTCATTTAAAGATGTTTTAAATTGCATATTTTTAGTTAAAGGTAGTATAGGTAATGTTTTATTTTCCCATCTAATCCAAGCATTTTCTGTTATCATTAGTTCTTCTATAGTGCTATTCATATCCTCATTTATAAATCCTGTATTAAGGGATATTTTTGTTTTAGCATTTACATTATAAAGTTGTCTTTGTGTACTATTTAAAGAATAGCTTACCGTTGATGTATTAATTATGTTTGTTTTATATGTTTCACTCGTTACATCAAAACTTTCAGTTGTTTTCTTAAAGAAATACAAATCTTGATATACTCCATATTTATTTACAAATGTAACTTTATAAGGAGTGTATTTAGGTTCACATATATTAGTTACTTTAATTGTTTTTAGCAATGTAGTATCATCCGTATCATAAATCTGAATAGTATTGCTATCGGCAGGAATGTCCACATATTGTATTTTTTGATTTGAATTACCGTTGTCTGTTATTTGTGTATCTGAACTATCTATTGTTACTTTACCTACTCCCTCTGCAAAGATTGGTAGTTTTCCTGCAGTTCCTTCAGGTAAATAAATATTATTTGAACTTATTAAAGCGTGTCTTTGTAGTTCAGGATTTATTTCATCTTCAAAATATCCATATCCATCTACTGCTAAATAATTAAACGATTGTGGGTTACTATAATTAAATAAGTTACCATTCTCATCATAATAGTAAACTACTGCAGTTGCCCATACTGCATTACAAGTATAATCATTGTTAAAATTAAAAGTTATATAATCTCTAACAAGTTCTGCAATTTCTAATACTATATTAGTTTCTCCTTGTATAATTGATTTTTCTAAAGTATATCTTAAATGGTTGTCTGTATAGCTTCCTACAAGACCATTATAAATATACAAGTTCATTCTTACGCTTCCAAGTGCCATATCTTAATTTTATAAATATCCAACGTTACCTGTTCCACCATCACTACCATCGGTAGGACAATTTATTAATACTACATCCATTATAACACCATCTGAATTTATTTTCCATAAATAGAATTTTCCTGTTCCTTTACCTACATTTGTTTTTGATGGAGAAATAGCATACCAAAAATTATTACCATTAAAAGGAGCATTGTTTTGACAAGCAGTATCTCCTAATCCTGTAGTTACTGAAGATGCAGTTGATTTTATTTCAACAGAAACACTCCAAATTTCTGTACAAGCGTTTTGTGGTACACTCATAGGTGCAGACCTAAAATATGTATTAGAACCACAAACAGGAACTGCTGCAGGTTGTGTAAGTGTTTTAACACAATTTATTGTTCCGCTATTAGAATATCCACTTGGAATAGTAACTGTAAAGGTTACGGTTCTTGCAGTATCCACACTAACTTCTGCAAAGTAATTAGGAGAAAAATTAGATATAGTTCCGAATTGTAATGTACCTATATTAATAACACCTTTAGATGATATTTGTTGTCCACTTAAATTAGCTATCTCACAAGTAAAGGTAGGGTCACCTGCAGGTTGAGTAAAAGAATGTGAACACTCTACTGTACTTCCTGCATTTGAATATCCATTAGGTGCAGTTAAATCAAAATATAAAGTAACACTTCTATCACTCCCTGTGTTGTTTGCTGAATAACTTGTTATGGTACTTCCTCCACTCGTTGCTTTAATTGCAGTTATTGTTGCGTGTGTATTAGGATTTACTATAGTACCATCTTGTGCTATAGAACCTCCTGTTAAATTAGCAGCAGTACAATCAAAAGCAGTAGATGGTGCATTTACTGTTACACTTATTGATTGAGTAGCAGTACAAGTATTTGTTCCGTTATCGTATGCTGATACTTGTATATTAGTAGTACCACCTATAGCATTTGATATTATTGTTAAATTGCTTCCTGTTATACTTGCACTAACTAATGCAGTATTTCCATTGTAAATTGTATATCCTGCTATTGGGTCACTTCCTGCAGTAAAATAAGAAGAAAGATTTATTGTAACACTATCTCCATCTACATCTATTGTTTGTGCAGATATGCTTCCATTTGTAGTCGGTCCTCCTAAACAACTTACCCCTGATACATAAGCAGGTTGAGTAACTGTTTTAGTACAATCTAAAAAACCATCAGCTACATTAGAAAACCCTGCAGGTATAGCTACTCTAACTGTTATACTTCTTGAAGTTGCAGTTGATACAGTAGCAAATTTATCATTACTAAAATCAGGGTCTGTTGAAGTTATTGAAAGTACAGTACCATAATCTAAATTAGGGGTACTTATTTGTCCTTGTTGGTCTATAGTAAGACTTAATATATTAGCAACCTCACAAGTAAACAAAGGTGTAGGTACTGTTGGTTCTGTTAGGTTTAAATAAAACGGACTTCTTACATTTATTTTTCTACTCATCGTAATCTATCTTCTTTTAATGTATATGCTAAAAAATCTTCAATATCTAAAGCATATTTTTCAGCTAAAATATTTGGTAATTTCTTAAATCCTTGTTCAAATGGTTTAGTAAAAAACAAAGAAGGTTTAATACCTTTTCTATATATGCTTCTTGCTATTAAAAATCCTATTGTATTATAGTTGCCTTTTGCAAATTTACCTTCCTCATCTCTTAATCTGATGTTTCTGTTTTTTGCCCATTGTGCTAATGGTTTTATAGGAGGCATTTTACTTTTAAAAGAATAAGGTGTATCATATTTCTTTTCTTTACCACTTACACCCTTATCTTGATATAGTCCATATTCTTCCATAACAAATTGCATCTGTATAGCATTTGGTGTAACATTTATAATAGCATCTAAACTTTCATATAATTCTTTAGAAACATTCTTTTTGCTTTTAGAAAGACGAGTTCTTGCTTGTTGTATAACAAACTTTTTAAATACTTCTAATGCTTCTTGTGTTCTTTTAAGTTCCATTAGCAAATTGTCATATCGTTTTGTACTACTACATCAAAGGTTGCTGCCCATCCTGCAAGTTTGTTTTCAAATCTATCTACAAATGGTTCACAACTTACATCTCCTTCTACTTGAAATAAGTCTGTATATAAATCACCTCTTTGTAGTTTATTGATTACTCTTGTCTGTAATGCAAGTTGAGTGTTTAGTACGTCTTGTTCGTTATCATTTCCTACAAATATATCAGTAACCGCATCTTTACTAATATCAACAATATCCATTGAAAGAATACTAATATTAAAGGTTAATGTTTTAGTTCCTACTGTAGTGTTATTTACTATAACGTGAGATAATGGGAATATTGTTGTCTTGTTTAAATCTACATCATCAATAGAACCAAATGTAACTGTATTTACAAATGGCTCTGCTTCTAATGCTTCTTTTATTTGTTTTGTAACGTTGTAAAAACCTTTCATCGTTTCTTAATCAGTTTCTTTTCTAATTCTATTTTATCTTTTTCAAATGCTAAATACATTAAACAGGAGTGTACGTTGAGTTTGGTAACTTCATCAAACTTGGTAACATCTCCTTTAGCAATTCCATAGATTGATTGATACCAACCCCACTTGCTTCCAAAGCTTCCTTCTGTTGAGTAGTCAGGTTCTCCGCCTCCTTCTGTAAATAGTTCAGGATAGTTTGTACTAACTCGTTGTTTAAATTCCAAAAAAAAACCATAGCACCAAACACTACATCTAATGGCATCCTTTTCATTGCTTCTGCATTGATTCCTGTGTATTCTTCTATTTGATATTTATGACCTTTCTTATATGTTACAGGTCTGTAAAGAACGCTCATTGCTTTGTGCATCGTTTGCCAATCTCCTAAATTCTCATCAAGGTCAACATACTCTCCTAAAGTCATATCGTCAAGAACAGGAATGAATCCTAATTCTATCCCATCTAATTCAAATGTAGGTATAAGAGAATGTTTTGTATCAAATACCTTGTTTAGGTGCATTACAATCTCTTGTACACTTTTATACTTTATAGTAGCTACATCTTTAAGGTCTAACCCACAAAATATCTCCACCATCTTTTGTAAAAGAAAAATACTATCTTGATTCTCTTTAGTATTTAACTTTTCAAATCTTTGATATTGACCTAACGTTATTTCGTTTAGGTTTTCAGGTATTTCAATTTCTAATTTCATAGTATATAATTACAATAACAAATTTAAGAATATGTATAATAGGTAAAAAAGAAAAGGAGGTATTTCTACCCCCTAATCCAAATCAACAAAATGAAACACGGTCTATTGACCCAAAATAAATCTGTTATATGCGTATCGGTATGCTTTCTCTATTGCACTCTCTAACTCGGTACTATTTTGTTTGTATAGTTCTTTTCCTTCTATACTGCGTTGACCTTTATAGTCAATATAGAGTGTAACATCAGAACCTTTATAACCTCCACGTTCTGTTGGTTTCTGCACAACGTAGATATCTTCATACCAACACGCTTCTTTCATTTTATAGTAGTCCAACTATTTTATCGCTTATATTATCCATCCATATCATAAAATACACAAAGAAATATATTGATGCGTATATTGATACTATAAATGTAAAAGCAGCACCAACTACCTTTAACATATTAATTAAATTTTCTTTTCTTGTTATTTTGTTTAACAATAAGTACTCTTGATTTTCCATAATTGTAATTTTAATTAAACTTTGTTTATACGAATATATAAACTTTTTTTTAACAAAACAAATTAGTAAATAAAATATTCTCCTTTATTAGGATTCTCTAATTGGTCTGTTAAGATGTAACGAGCAGCATCAATACAGTCAGGATGCTCACCTGTAGGTTTTTGTAGTGTATTACCATCTTTGTCTTTTGCCCATACATATCCTTGTAGTTCTTTTTTTAGATTCTTGCTTCTTGCAGTAACATATATTTCATTTTGGTTTATTAAGTTGATACCATATACTACAGAATCCCTTCCTTTACTTACCCCATATACAGAATGACCATATCCCTGAAGTTCTGCTATACTTTTAGGTTCTGCACTATCAGCTACTATTGTTTCTTTGATTTCTTGTTCAGTTAAGAATCTACTTATATCTCTGTTTAACATTCCTTTCTTATATAGAACCTCATCGTAAATATAAGCATCATTCCACTTATATAATGCTATGAGTGTTGTAGGGTCAACAGAATATCCAAAATCCATACCATATCCTAATAATCTTGCATCTTCAGGTAATCTATCTATTTCTTTCCAATCAGGAATACATACACCTTCTAATGAACCCATCTCACCTAATCCATATACTTTCCACCAATTAGCCCAATACGTTGAGGTCTTTGCTTTCTCTTTAGCTTTCTCTATTTCCTTTACAATAGATTCAGGAAGTGCATCGTTATCTTTATAAGTAAGTGTGATGTAATCTGTATCAGGTTTACCTATTAGTTCTTTGTCCACCCAAAACAAATTAGAAGGGTTATAATCTAACCATATTGTACCACTTGTTCTAACTGCTAATTGTGTGTAAGCATCAAAGGGAACATTATTACATTCGTTAATATATAAGTCGGTTCTTCTTGCTCCTCGTAGTTTATCCGATTGGTCAGTTGAAAAGAACTCTATATAACTACCACTTGAAAAGGTGTATTTTAAGGTACTTTTATTGAACTGACTATCACTATACCTATTAAGACCTTTTAAAATGGATAAGAAGTCCTTTAAAGCACCTCTACGAAGGTGTGGTATTGATTCAGATACTACGCTTATTTCTTTTCCTCTGTTTTTAATAGCATAGTTGATTAATAAAGCAAGAATTGATATTGTCTTGGAAGCTGAAGTACCACCTTTGACTATTCGTATCCTGCTATTAAGTTCCTGTAGTTTTTTAAGTGCTTTGGTTCTTTTAACCTGCATCAATCAATATCTTCAATGAACAAAGGTAAATCTTCGTTAATAGATATATCTTTTGTTTCTCTTGGTTTCCCAAGATAGTAATTAAGATATAGTGTTACCCATCTAATATCTCCTGATTTAACACCTTCTGATAATGCAGCTAAAGCATCATCCTCTAATGGACTTAACCTCTCTACAAGTTTTATTTCTTCACTTTTAGGTTTTCTTCCTGCAAATCCTTTTGTAGAGTGTCCACCATTATTCTTCCTACCATCCATAATTAAAAAACATTAATTAATTAATTATCTATATTAATACAATAAAGGATTAAACATTTTGTTAACCAATGAATCCATATTTCTGATAGAACTTCTCCCTTCTATTGTGCTTTTCTGTTATCTCGTTTAGTTCTTTAGTAAGTTGTTCATTCGTTTCCTGCAAATGTTTTACGTGTTCTTTAAGTGTTGCGTATTTGAGTATTATACTTTCATTGAGTTCTAATACTACTTCTTCTTCTTGTTCTATACTTAATATTTTGTTTTTAAGTATTTTATAGTTGTTTTTGATTCTTGAATCCTGCTTCATCCAATTATCTAATTGTCTTATACCGTGTAGAACAGTAGCGTGATTCTTACCAAAATCCCAACCTATACCTTGTAAAGTTATATTTGTAAATTCTTTACAGAGTTTATAATATGTTGCCCTTGCTTCAACGTAAGGTCTTTTTCTTGTTGGTGTGTTTATTTTTAATTCAAAATATTGGTCAACTATTTCGTTTATTAATTCTTTTGTCATTTTCTACTTTATTTATTAATTCTTTTATTGTCATATATCCTGCTTCGTGTATTGCTTTTAATATTCCTGCACACGCTTCATATTCTTCCGCCTGTTCATACAGGTCAATAGCTTCTTCAAGTTCTGATACATTTCTACCATTTATTAAATCCATCAAAGCAAGATGGTAAAATTCTTCTATTATATCTTTATTCATAATTTAAACAGAGAACCAATCAAAAACTCTGTTGTTGTTGGTTATTGACTGAATCCCAACAAATATAAAGAACATAGATTGGTTTTTATTCATTTAAAACATCCTTAATTGTGATTGATGTTCTTGTAATCGTTTCTTTGCTGCAATATAGTAATCTTTATCTAATTCGTATCCTTCTAAATCATATCCTAAATTATGACAAGCAATAGCTATTGAACCGCTTCCAAGATGCGTATCTAATATCTTATCTCCCTCTTTAGCATAATTCATTAAAAGCCATTCGTAGAGTTTAACAGGTTTTTGAGTTGGATGAAATCTTCCTCCATTATTATTGTTATCAGCCAATGCCCCACCCCTACTAAAGTCAAAAATTCTCATAGCCTTGTCAGGTTTAGAATACCAAGCCAATTCCCCATCCGCTAAACTAAAATCTCTTTGCATTTTATTCCATACAATAAAACTATTGCTATAAGACCATATAAAGGGAAAATAATTGCCTCCCCAAATAATTTGTATTTTACTTATTCTAAATAATTCTATAAAATATTCGTCTTTTGGAGTTTCGTTATCCCAAGAAGTTTTCTTGTATTGTTTCCAACCACGACCTGCTTTACTTTTGCCTTTAGATTTTATTCTTGCTTCTGCTGCAGCATTTTGTTTTTTATCAGCATCTATCCCATAAGGAGGGTCTACAATAGCAAGGTCAAACTGATTATCGTCAAACCCTGCCATTGCTTCCATACAGTCTTGGTTGTATAGGTTAATCATTCGTTTTAGCATATTTTTTATAAAAAACTAAAACATTGTCTTTTGTAGTGTTTAATTCTTTATCCATTTCTAAATCTATATACACTCCAAAGTTCACAACGTCATTAAAGATGTCAATCAAATTCCAATCTTTATTTGTTCTGATTATATGCTCTATTAATACAATTAAAGCAGTTTTAGTTACTAAATGATTGAACGAATCTACATTATCATATCCTGCCTTTTTCTTTAATTCGGTTAGATATTTTTTATTAAAAAATTTATATATAGATAATCTTAATTCTTGATTTAATTTGTTTTTAGCAACACCTCTCTCAAAAGATTTTTCATCTTTATAACTAAAAAATAATTTTTTTATTGATGAGTGTGAAAACACCTTACTTGTTGCAGAGTGTATGTCATCTTCATTTTGAGCAAAATTATATACATAATTCCATACAAACTCATATGGATTATCCTCGTCATTTGCTTCAAGTGTTTTAAGGTTTGCGTGATGTCTTATAACATCGTAATCTTTTAACTTTTCAGCTAATTGATTCGTATCGGTAAATAATCTTTTTCTGTCAGTTCCTTCAGGGCAAATTATACAATGTACTTCTTGTTCATCATTACCTTCTACTGTTCTCCATCTTTGTCCTCCATTTTCTAAAGAATAAAATCCATCAGGTAATGGGAAAAGTATTAATGCTGAATTGAATCCTATTTCACTTATAGATTCCCCTAAAGCATTTATATGAGATTTTATTCCAAATCTTTGGTGTTTTGGTATTAATAATTTAGGTCTTAAATCTTTTACTTTAAATGTTCTAATTGTTGTTGTATTATTTGTTTTCATTATTTCTTGTATTTAATTGTTTTTTGTTTATAATATTCCTCTCATTACATATTGGTCTAAATCGTTTCCTTGTTCAAAAAAGTATTTATAGTTATCTACTGCTTGTCTGAATTTGTTTTCGCCTCTTGCTAAAAATTCCTCACTTACATCAAAGATTCCTATATCGGTACTTGCCTTATCTACCACAAGAAATACAAACTTATCTTTATTAAATAGTTTAAGGTATAACCACGCTTGTAAATC